GAGAAATCTACCAAACGGTCAAGTAACTTGATCCTCAGTGGAATAGGTAGGTAGTGAAAATTGATACCAAGAAACCCGTCTGAATATGTCTCTAGTGGCAATACCAGTGGAAACGTGTCATAGTAGGGTAGGGTCTTCTTGAACTTTGGGTCATACATGAACATGTTCAATTTACCATAGAACGGCTTGTTGTTCCTCTTACCATCCCGTAAGAGGTCAAGTGTGGTTGGTGTGCCCAATTCTTTGATCTTTTCTCTATACCATGCAGTTGACTTAGGGCGACCCTTTGCCTCATCCTTAACTGCTTGCATGTATTTACTAATTGCCATATACCTATTTATACGAAATCCCTAGATGATCTTCAGTTAAAATCTTAAACTCCATACCATTATCTGCACACCATTCTGTTGCATATCGCCACTTAGCATCGTTCACACCATAGGTTATAACCTCATTCATCCATCGTCTGGTGCGCCTCTTAGGTTCCTTGGGTGGTTTGCACTGCACCTTGGGTTTCACCTCTATGATCATCTTCTTAATCGCACCATCAGCCTGTTTGACTTTAATGTAGAAATCTGGGAAGTATCTGTGTATACGTCCATCCTTGGGTGATAAATAGGGTATAATGATCTCTTCACTACCCCATTCAATTATGGATGTACTGTTGTCACAGTATACCATAAACTTACGTTCCCAGAGAGAACGATAAACTATGTTCTGTGGATTGCCCTTATATTTTTTGGGCTTGGTTGGTGTGTATCGACCTTTATATGACATGTGTTATAAATAGTTTCATAAAGTGTATAAGGATATTTAGACATGGCATTAAGAGACGCTTTCGTAAACATTGCAAAGAACGCAGCGGCTAGTGCTGCATCAGGTTTGGTCAGTGGAGCTGCTAGTAGTCTAAGATCAGGGTTGGGTGGTTCATCTGCCAGTTCTACATCTAGTCCTCTACAAACCAATTTTGCTCCAAAAGAAACACTGCTTCTATATCCATCTGATGTTGGTGTTAATATGCACCAAGCAAGTTATATCCTGTTTGCTCGTCATTCTGTGTCAGGTGCAAAGGTGAGGCCGCCGAAAAAAGCACCAAAAGTTGCAGATGTTACGAGACAAGAGGCAACAGAATTTGGCAATTCGACTATTACAGTAACAGACACGGCTGCTACTAGAAAGAAACAACAAGAATCTGATAAAAATTTTTATGCCAAAGAAGAAGACAAAGCAGGAAATGTAGCAGGTAGAGGTGGCGCTGGTAAAGGTGGCAAAAGTACATCACTACTATTGCAACGCAGGAATATTCAAAAAATTGGAACCGCTATCGGATTGTATATGCCCCCAGCTGTCAATGTCAGTTACAATATGGATTACAGTGAGGGTGAAATTGGTGTGATGGGTGAAGCACTCTATGGACTGTTTAAGAATTATCAAGACGGAACACTGGGTAGGGATGCCATTAATAATGCAGCTGGTACGGTAGGAACAGGTCTTGAAAAAATGGGTATTGCTGCGATTGACAAAGTTATTCCAGGCGCAAAGGATTTGTATGCAATTGAACAGGGTGCAATTATTACCCCCAGAACAGAGATGATGTTTAGAGGCACAGGTAGAAGGTCATTTTCCTTTTCTTTCACATTCATTCCAAAGAGTGCTGAAGAAACACAAATAGTCCATAAAATTATAAAAGAATTTAAAATTGGCATGTCCCCCACATTTAAAACTTCGGGTAGCACAAGAGAGATGACCATTCCTGATGTATTCTCAATTCAATACATGCACATAAATGGGCCAAATAATTATATCAATAAGATTGGTAAATGTTATCTAAAGACAATGGATGTATCGTATGGTGGCGATAAATTTGTAACATATAATGCTGACGACGAAGGTGCGCCACCACAGAAAACAACCATTAGCCTATCCTTTCAAGAACTGGAAATCATGGATAGAACTCTTGTAGAGGCTGGGTACTAAGATGTATTTTTCTCTATTTCCTACGATTTTCTACGACGCTGTTGGTAACAGTGACCCCAAGATAGTAACGCATCTACTCAAACGTGTTGCATTACATAGTAAGGCAAGTGAATCCGTAGCTCTATTTGACACCTATGATGTTAGGAATGGTGAGACACCAGAGATGATTGCACACAAATATTATGATGATGCAGAGTATCATTGGGTGATCCTGTTGGTCAATAACATCACAGACAGGTATCACCAGTGGCCAATGAACACTCGGCAGTTTCTTGCACACCTTGCTGAGAGGTATGACAATGTAGATGCAGTGCATCACTACGAGATCAATCAGGTATCGGGTGATACCAGTGTCAAAATTAATATCGGTATTACCAACATAGATATTGACGGCAACACTATCGCAGATGCAACACTGATAACAAATAGAGAATACGAAGAAGAAAAGCAGGACGTACTCAGGAAGATACGATTGTTAGACCCAGAATATTTGGAGCAGTTTGTAGAGGAATTTGAGAGATTGGTTTCTGAGACAGAGGATTAATTGAGTGGCACAGAATGAACTTAGAAGCGGTGGTGAGTTTAACATTATCCAATGTGATTTGGTCTTGACTACTGGAAAGGTAGTTGGACTCAAAGCGTCTATTATGGGACTTAGTATATTTGAGGGAATAGACCAACTTACCGTAACAGGTACTATGACAATCCAAGATGCTTTCAACCTAGCATCCTTCGGTCCTATCATTGGACAAGAATACCTTAGACTCAAAATTGCAACACCAAATTTAACGGGTGGTGAAAATACAATTGACTACTCATCAAACCCATTCGTGGTTACAAGTATTGATGATAGGGTTGACATTGGTAATGGTGTTCAGGCTACCACTATGTCATTCTGTTCAAGAGAATTCGTGATCAATCAAAGAGCCAGAGTTAGAAGAACTCTAGTAGGATCATATTCAGATATCGTTCAAACGATGGTAGAAACTGATTTAGACAGCGATAAAAGATTGTACTCTGAACCCAGTGCTGACAATAAAAAAATAAATGCACCAAATGTCAAACCTCTTGACATCATAGCCATAGCAACAAAGAATGCTGTGTCAGAGAAATTCAATCAATCAACCTATTTCTTTTGGGAAAGCACATCTGGATTTAATTTCAGAACTCTTGGGGATATGTACGCTCAAACACCTGTCATGTCATATTTAAGCAGTACAGCAGGCACAAGAACTCAAAATGGTGTAAGAGATATAATGGCAGAGTTGTCTGCGATTGAAGGATATAGAATAACCAGCTCACCTGATACCGTGTGGAATTATGCTACAGGTATATTTTCGTCTGAATTGATCGTCCATGATATCATCTCTAAAAGTTACCAAAAACATATATATAATTACAGTGACAATTTTTCAGAGGAGCAACACCTTGGAACAAAACCCCTTGCAACCAATGACCCTGATGGAATCAGTGTATCATCCTTTCCATCCAAACAGTATCTAAAACCTACTGTGGGTATCGGTACAGATCAGAGTTTTAATGATGAATTTTACCAGTATGCATATGGCTCAAATAAGTTAGAATTAATGCAGTCAAGAAATTCACAATTATCAATGTTAGAATCAGCACTACAGTTGAGTATCGATGTTGTTGGTACAACTGTTGTAAAGGCGGGAGATATTGTGCAGATTACAATACCAAGTGTCTCTGCTGTCAAGACCACTAAAAATGAAACAGAAGATATGTTGTATAACGGTAATTTTCTTATCAGGTCTTTACGACATGATTTTGATATCTCTAATAGCAAACACAGAATGTCTATGAACGTCACTAAAGACGCCATAAGCAAATAACATAAGGAGAAGTCCATTTCTAAAAACCCCATACCCCAACATAACCATCGAAAGGAATTAAAAATGGCTAAGTCCAAGAACCGCATTAAGAAGATGACATTCCAAACACAAGAGCGTACATTAGATTGCACTCCAATTTCAGACAATGATAAATACATTATAGAGATGGCCGGGTATAGAAGACAGGGACTTAAACCGAATGAAGACATACAACGAACTACAGGAGGGGTTACAAGACCCCAATATATTTAAAGTTTTCTTCCTTGCTGGTGGACCGGGCAGCGGTAAATCATACGTTGTCCGGTACTCCACTGGTGGGACAGGATTGCGTGTTGTAAACTCTGATGACGTGTTTGAGAAGTATCTCAAGGACGCTGGACTCTCACAAAAGATGCCTCCAGAGGAATGGGAAGATAATCAGAGAGAACGCAAGAGAGCAAAGAAAGTCACTGATGCTCGCCAAAAGAACTATGTCGAAGGACGTATCGGTATGGTAATTGACGGTACTGGTAAGGAATATGACAAGATTCGACAACAGAAGGCAGACCTAGAAGCACTAGGATACGACACCCATATGATATTCGTCAATACCTCAATTGAGGTTGCGTTGGAGCGTAATGCCGCCCGTGAGCGCACTGTACCAGAGGATGTTGCTATCAATTCGTGGAAAGCAGTGCAGGGCAATATCGGTAAGTTCAGCTCCCTGTTCAGGGGCACTATGATTATCGTTGATAACAACAAAAAAGATGATGATATTGAGAAGATGACCTTCAAGGAAGTCAAACGTCTGCTGGGTAAGAAGGTTCGGAACACCCGTGCCAAGCAGTGGATTGAGATGGAGATGAAGAATCGAGGCATCACGAAGAAACCCAAGGGATTCTAAAATAGTTCTTGACAAACCCTTTTCTATGGTGTATACTAAGGTATAAACTGAGAAAAGGAAGACGTTATGACCACGATTACACCAGAACTCAAGACCTTCATGGAAGACCTTTGGGGTGCCAAGGGTAAGAGGATTGACACCAAAAATTGGAGTGGTACGATTGAGAGTGTCCGTACCAAGGCTGGTATTGACCTTGAGGCGCTCATTACCCTTAACGATTCTGGTAATGCGGGATTATTCTCTGGTCTAGAACTCTTTGAGAAGGACGCAGTGATACGATGATCCTGACCCTCAAAGGTCTTACCAGCAAGGGTAAGAACCGTATTCGGGAACATGGCGACAAGTGGGAAGTCCTAGACCTACCCCCCGGCGTCAGGAATATGACCCCAAAACCCATGTTTCCCCCCATAAAATCACTGAAAACAGACGAATGGCGGTGGCTGGATGATGTGAATTTTTCTTGGATTCCGAGTCGATTTTAAAATTATTGGAGGAAACTTGATATGTTGGAAATTCTAATCCCAATATTGGTGTACACCATCATCGTCATCCTATATACGTCAGAATGATGACATTTTTTTGGATTCTGAGTCGATTTTAGTTGACAAAGCCTTTTTCGTGTGGTATACTTAGGTATAATCGGAAATCAAGAGGTTACAAATGGTTGACAGAATTACGATGAACAAGGGTGTTACTCTTGGATATGGTAATCTAGACGATCTAGAGCTCGTTGGACGTTCCTTCGGGTACGATATTTACGTTGATGCAGACTCTCGTACATACAATGTGATCTGGGTTTATGATCGCAATGTGACCAAACGGGTCCGCCGTTCGGTTACATTTGATGATGGTATGATGGAGACTCGTTATCGCATCGCTGCGAAGGTAGAGTTGACTAAGGAACGTGGCGGTTGGCATGTTGATATGTTAAGTGTCGATAGTCGGTACAAGGGTAATAACCTTGCCATCAAGATTTACAAGTTCCTCATGAATAAGATGGATATCACACTCAAGGCAGGAACCAGCCAGTCTGCTGGTGGACGGTATGTCTGGAACAAACTGTCTAAGACACCCGGCGTGGTTGTCTATGCCAAGAAGTCTCCCTATTCCAAGGTGATTGACTTCCCCAAGGCAGGGAATCGTGAGTTGGTCGGCAAGGTGTTTGACCTGTATGACAGCGATGCAGAAATATTCGCTGTTGCGGGCTAAATTAGCTATTGACAAATCCTATTCTACATGGTAATATAGGATATAAGATGAGAAACAAGGAAACAGACATGACCCTCGAAAAACGCATTGAAACAGCAATTGCTGAGAATACTGACCCATTCACCACGGATGCAGATATCCGTTTCTTCGAAACAGAAGAGTGGAACGCCGCAAAGGTGACACTAGGTACGAAAATCATTGGTGATTTTGGTGGTTACACTGAACTCTGGAATGGTGAGGTTATTACAATCAGCACGTATGACACTGGCCCTACAACTCCAGAAGTCAAGGTCAAGTGGGACAATGGTTCTACTACTTGGATATGTGCGAGTGAGATTGACGCCAAAAAAGGTAAAATCGGTTACTACACGGAAGAAGGGTATTATGACTAAGATTGACGCACTAACGAAGACTCTGATGGGTGAGAAGACTGAGAAGGTGGCTGTGATACACGCTGCCTTTGAGGATGCACCTACCACGGTTGCATTTGTTGAGATTGAGGCAGCACTCCCCCTTCGGAAGAAGCTGGAGATTGCATTCGTCAAGACCAACACGATTACCGAAGCATGGTTTCGCAATGATGGTGTCACCTATATCGGCACCGCACCCACATGTCGCAGCACCAGTGTCGGTGATATGGTACTTGTCGGTAAGGATAAGTATGTGTGTGGAATGGTGGGTTGGAAAACCCTAGATGGTGAGGAAGTACGATGATTAAAGCACTACTAATCGTTGCTTCGTTGAATGGTGGTGGTGATTATAGGGTAGAGATGCCATCTATGGATTCTTGTCTGGATATGAGATCATCCATAACGAAACAGGACAGCACGTTAAAAACCCTGTGCATCCCCAAAGAGGACGATAGTGACAAATTTAAGGCGTTCCTTAGTATGTTTACTGAAATGGTTAGAGAAATGAAGGAGATGGAATCAGATGACAAACTCGGAAGTGTCAACAATAAACAGACGAATAGGCAATGCACGGGAAGCTCTGCTGACTGTTAATTCTTCTTGGGGTAAACAGTATTGGAATAATATCCTTGCATCTCTGTTGAGGCAAGCAAACAGACTCAATTGATATGAAGAACAAGCATATTGCAGCACATATGAAGTCTGCATTTAACTATGCAGAATGTAGTACAGCAGAGCGCCTCAAGGTAGGTTGTGTGATTGTCAAGGATGATCGCATCATATCTATAGGATACAACGGTATGCCCTCTGGGTGGACCAACGTATGTGAGGATGAGGACTTCGTTACCAAACCACAGGTGTTACACGCAGAAGAGAATGCAATCACCAAGCTCGCAAGAAGTAACGAGTCAGGTGAAGGTGCGACTGCATTTATTACACATGTCCCTTGTCTTTCTTGTGCTAAACTGTTATACTCATCAGGTATAGTAGAGGTGTATTACACGCACCCGTATAGAAATACTGGGGGACTTGATTTCCTCAACGATTGTAATATAAAGGTGAACGCATATGCAGACAATTGAGAGAACAACCCTATCAGAGCTGGTAGGTAATGAGCAGTATGCACGAAAGGTGCTTCCCTTTATACGGGGGGAGTACTTTGGTGATCGTACTGAGCGTATCGTATTTGAAGAGATACAGAAGTTTGTAGAGAAATACAATGCACTGCCCACCAAGTCAACTCTAGAGATTGAGATTGACACAAGGCGGGACTTGAACGAGAATGATATTCGACGTGTGTTGGATGTTGTTAAGGAACTAGAGAACGACAAAGACGTGAACTTTGATTGGTTGGTTGATACCACTGAGAAGTTCTGCAAAGATAAGGCGGTATACAATGCGATTGTTGAAGGCATACAAATCATTGATGGAAAAGATAAGGAACGAGGTCCAGATGCAATTCCATCTATTCTTACAGATGCCCTTGCTGTGGGTTTCGATAATTCTGTTGGTCATGATTACCTGTTGGACGCAGATGCCCGATTTGAGTACTACCATACGATAGAGGAGAAGATTCCGTTTGATCTGGAATTCTTCAATCGTATCACCAAAGGGGGATTACCACCCAAGACACTGAACATTGCACTTGCGGGTACGGGTGTGGGTAAATCCCTGTTCATGTGTCATATGGCAGCGAACTGTATGAATCAGGGTAAGAACGTCCTTTATATCACCCTAGAGATGGCTGAGGAACGCATTGCTGAACGTATTGATGCAAACCTCATGAACGTGTCTATGGAAGACTTACATAGTTTACCCAAGACGATGTATGACAGCAAGATCAATAAGATCATCAAGGAGACGAATGGACAGTTGGTCATCAAGGAATATCCGACTGCATCCGCACATTCCGCACACTTTAGGGGACTAATCAAGGAACTCGCTATCAAGAAGAGTTTCAAGCCAGATATCATCTTCATTGACTATCTAAATATCTGTTCATCATCACGGTTTAAGGGACAAGCAAATGTCAATTCTTACATGTATATCAAATCGATTGCTGAGGAGCTTAGGGGACTTGCAGTTGAAACTAACGTCCCAATTATGTCGGCAACACAGACGACTCGATCAGGGTTCAGTAATTCCGATGTGGGTCTTGAAGATACCAGTGAAAGCTTCGGTCTACCAGCTACGGCTGATCTCATGTTTGCGCTCATCTCTAATGAGGAACTTGACGCAGTAAACCAGATTGCAGTAAAACAGTTGAAGAATCGGTATAATGATGTTAACGTCAACAAACGCTTTGTCATTGGTATTGACCGTGGAAAGATGCGCCTGATGGACCTAGATGAGAGCCAACAGGATGGTCTTGCAGATAGTAACCAGACAGAGGAGACAGATGACTTCGATACCCCCACATTTGACAAGACAGAGTTCGGGACAGGATGGCAAGTATGAAAAATACAGTAAGACAAGGTGAACTCTCTGAAATTATATTTGCTCATAAATGTATGACTGAACATGGGTATAGTGTAAGCACACCATTTACAACAGAAAATTATGACCTTATTGTAGATGTTAACAGTAAACTACTCAAAGTGCAAGTCAAATCATCTATCAAGGGAGATGGTAATGTCAACATCTGTAAGGGAACAAACGCTGTCAAGTCAGGCAAACAAGGTAAATATCCATATCCACCAGAGTCTATAGACTTCTTTGCTGTGCATGATGTGGTACATGATACATGGTACATGATACCTAGAAGTGTCACAGGTGATGCAATGAACTTGAGGATTGCACTCAAGAGAGCCGGTAAATACACTCCATACAAAGACAACTGGAACTTCGCATCATGAAACTGATTGATGACTATCTGGAACAGGATCATGTAGATGCACTCAACAATCTTCATATTGAGTATGCAAAGGTGCATTGGATAGGTGCTGCATCTGACCCAAACACCAATGCACTGACACAGCTGGTACATTCGACATACAAATACCTAGAAACGTCCACATTGGGTGCCACAGCGTGGTATAACGTGCGCCCAGTGGACCCTGTGTGGCATAATGACATATTGTCCTATAATGATGAATATCCTATAAAT